CGCGAGCCTGAAACAGTCGCGCGACGCCCTCAAGCTGCTCAATGGCCAGCTCGGCCAGGTCAACGCCATCCGCAAGTACCAGGCCGAGCTGGCCAAGCAGGGCAACAGCCTGAAGGTGCTGCGCGCCAACCTCGACAGCGTCACGCGCACTTACGGCGCGAACAGCGATCAGGCCCGCACCCTGCAGGGCCAGGTCGACCGCGCGACCGCCGCCTACGACAAGCAGCGCCATGCCCTCGTGCAGCTGCGCACCGCGGCCACCGCCAGCGGCATCGGCAAGCTGTCGGTGGACCAGCACCGCCTGCAGGCCGATATCACGTCCACCAACAGCGCCATCGCCCAGCAGAAGGCGCGCCTCGAAGCGCTCGCCCACGCCGGCAACCGCAAGGCGCAGCTGCAGAAGAGCTTCAACGGCACCCGCGCCACGGCCGGGCATCTGGCCATGGCCGGCGCCGCCGGCGTCGGCACCGCCTACGGCATTCGCCGCGCCGTCACCGAGCCGCTGCACCAGATCCGCGAATACGAAACCACCACGGCGCGCATCGAATCGCTGGGCCTCGGCAAGGAAGAGTCCGACAAGGCCATCGACTATGCGAAGCGGATGAAGACCTACGGCACCAGCATGAACGACAACCTCGGGTTGATGCTGGACGCGACCACCGCCTTTGCCGACGTGCACCACGCCGAGATGGTCATGCCGGCCATGGCGAAGATGAAGTTCGCGAACAAGGCCATGTTCGGCGAGGAGCAAGGCACCGAGAACGAACGCAAGTTCATGGACATGCTCAAGGTCATCGAGGCGCGCAACGGCCTGAGCAGCAAGGAAGAATTCACGAAGCAGGCCGACATGGTGCAGCGCGTCATCACCGCCACCGGTGGCCGCGTCGACTCCACGCAATGGCTGGACTTCGTCAAGCGCGGCGGCATTGCCGCCAAGGGCCTTTCCAGCGAGGCGATGTACTACCAGCTCGAGCCCATCGTGCAGATCATGGGCGGCGCCAGCGCCGGCGTGGCCACCATGTCCGCCTACCAGAACCTCTACCAGGGCCGCACCACCAAACGCGCCGCGCAGAACCTGATGAAGTACGACCTGATCGGCGACCCGTCGAAGGTGAAACACGACAAGACGGGGCAGGTCTCGTTCCTCGACCCCGGCGCGCTCAAGGGCAGCGACCTCTTCCGCACCAACCAGTTCGAATGGATGGAGAAGGTGCTGCTGCCGGCACTGGCCGCCAAGGGCCTCACCAGCCAGGACCAGGTGAACGACGCCATCGGCTCCATCTTCAGCAACCGCACCGCGTCGAGCCTGTTCTCTCAGATGTACATGATGAGAGACCAGATCCACAAGAACGCGAAGCTCAACGCCGGCGCCTTCGGGATCGACGAACTGGACGCCAGGGCGCGAGACAGCCTGAGCGGAAAGGAACTGGAAGCGCAGGCCCGTTTCCACGACGCCATGCAGGAGGCCGGCCGCGCCCTACTCCCGGCCTACATCAGCCTGCTGAACACCGCAGGCAGCGCGCTTCAGCGCATCACGCAGTTCGCGCAGGAGAACCCCGTGCTCGCCTCCTACATCGGCAAGGCCGTGCTGTGGATCGGCCTGCTGGCCGCCGGCTTCGGCGCGCTCAGCCTCGGCGCCGCGGCGCTGCTCGGCCCCTTCGCTGTCGTTCGGTACGGCCTGGGCCTCTTCGGCGTCAAGGCGGCGGTGCTCTCGCCTGTGCTCACCGTGCTCACCCGCGTGCTGGGGTTCGCGGCGACTGCCGTCATGTGGCTCAGCCGCGCGCTGCTGCTCAACCCGATCGGCCTGGCCGTGACTGCCATCGCAACGGCCGCTTTTCTGATCTACAAGTACTGGGGACCGATCAGCGGCTTTTTCATGGGCCTGTGGGAGCGCGCGAAAGCCGCGTTCGCGGCCTTCTGGCAGTACCTTGGCGGATCGATGCCTGCGGCGCTGGCCACGGTTGGAGCGGCCATCATCCACTGGTCACTCCTGGGCCTCTTCTATCAAGCCTTCGCGGGGGTGATGCTGTGGTTCGGCATCGAGCTGCCGGCAAAGTTCACGACCTTCGGCGCGCAGATGATGCAGGGCTTGGCGAACGGCATCACCGGCGCGCTCGGCGTCGTGAAAGACGCCATCAACGGCGCGGCAGACTCCTCCCTCGGCTGGTTCAAGGAAAAGCTCGGCATCCGCAGCCCGTCGCGCGTCTTCATGCAGGCCGGCGAGAACATCGTCGAGGGCGCCGCCATCGGCATCGACCGCACCCGGCCGCTGCTGCGCGCCGCGGCGCTAGGCCTGGCCGGCGCTACGGCCGTGGCCATGCCAGCCATGGCGGGCGAGTTCCCCCTCGCGCCCGGCAACTTCGACACCCGCGCCCCGCTGGCCGCAGTGCCAGCCGGCCGCTCCGCCGGCGGTGTCGTCGTGCAGGGCGACACCATCACCATCCACATCACCGCAGCGCCCGGCGCCGATGCCGCGCAGCTTGCTCGCGCCATCCGTGCCGAGCTGGACAAGCGCGACGCCGACAAGCGCGCCCGCGCCCGAGGCGCCTTCATCGACTACGACAACTGACACCCGCCATGCTCTGCCTCGGCCTCTTCGTTTTCTCGCTCGACACACTGAGCTATCAAGAGCTGCAGCGCCGCAGCAGTTGGAAGCACGCCTCGCAGCCGCTGGTGGGCGCGCGCAACGCGTCGCAGTACCTCGGGCCAGGCGACGACATCATTACCCTCAATGGCATCGTGCTGCCCGAGTTCGCAGGCACCGCCGCCAGCCTGTCGGTGCTGCGCCTCATGGCCGACCAGGGCGCTGCATGGGTGCTGGTGGAAGGCACCGGCGCCATCTACGGCGCCTTCGTCATCACCGAGCTGCAGGAAACCCGAACCCTCTTCTTCGAGACCGGCGAAGCGCGCCGCATCGAGTTCACCCTCACCCTGCAGCGCGTCGACCAGGACGCCCAGGAAGTTGCCGAGCAGCTCATCGCCGACAGCATGGGCGACCTGGGCGCCCTGCTGCAGGATGCGGCCGACAACATGGGCCAGTCGCTTGGCGTAGGCGCCAGCGCGGTTTGAACAGACCATGTCCGACGTAGACGCCATCACCGCCACGCTGCCGACGGTCAACGTCAGCGCCAACAGCTGCAGACGCGACACCCGGCGCGCCGCGGCGCACCTCACGCCCATCTGGCGCATCACCGTCAACGGTGCCAACGTGTCCGATCGCATCATGCCGCGCTTCGTGCGCCTTACCATCACCGATGACCGGCAGAACGATGCCGATGAGGTTGAGCTCGTCGTGAGCGACCACGATGGCGCCGTAGAGCTGCCGGAAACTGGCGACACCGTCGAGGTGGCCATCGGCTGGCTCGCCGAGCCCAACGCCGCGCCCTACCGCCAGCTCACCACCGAAGAGATGGGCTTCCCCGTCGGCCTGGTCGAGAAAGGCGCCTACACCGTGCAAGCGGTGGAGTACGCCGGCACGCCCGACGAGATCACCATCCGCGCCCGCGCCGCCAACCTGCTCGACAGCCTGCGCACCCTGCGCGATGAGTCATGGCACAAGACCACCGTCGGCGCCATCGTCAACAGCGTGGCCAGGCGCAACCGCATCGAGGCCGTCGTCGCCAAGGAAATCGCCTCGCGCAAGGTCAAGCACGCGGACCAGCTCGGCGAATCGGACGCGTCCTTTCTTCGCCGGCTCGCGCAGACCTACGACTGCCTGTGCACCGTGAAGAACGGCAAGCTCCTGTTCAGCCAGGCGCGCGCCGCGCGCACGCCGAGCGGCAAGGTGCTTCCGCCGGTAGTCATAACGCGGCAAGACGGCGACAGGCACCGCTGGAGCCGCGCAGACCGCGACGCGTACAGCGGCGTGAAGGCATGGTGGAACAACATCAAGACCGGGCGCCGCAGCAGCATCATCGCTGGCCTTAGCGGCCGCGCGAAGGAGCTGCGCGCGACCTTCGCGAGCGAAGCCGATGCCCTGGCCGGGGCGCGCGCCGAGTGGCTGCGCATTCAGCGCGGGATCTTCGATTTCGAAATCACCCTCGCCTATGGCCGTGCCGACATCACGCCACAGCGCCCGGCGCGCGTAGCTGGCTACAAGCGGAAGATCGACGAGACGCCATGGATCGTGGCCAGCGTGCGCCACACGATCGATCAGGCCGGCTACATCAGCCAGCTCACGCTCGAAACCGAGCAAACCGAGGGCGTCGAAGGTCAAGAAGGTGCCGACGTCTGAGGGCCGATTGAAGCGTGCACTCCAAAAGCATGCGAATTCGCTGGGGGGCTGCTACTTTCGGTCTCTATCGTTGATATCACACCCGCTTACATAATCTCCACGCCCACTTTGCAATGTCGGAGCCCTGCCGTTTGCGATCGCATCTG